TCTACCGGCGTTTGGTTGAACCTAAATCTTGTTGTATCCACATCAACACCTCTTATTTTTGAATTAACAGCCTTTCTATTTCTATTGCTCTTTACGACTTTTGTCATCCCATTAACCTTTTTATTGCTCTTTACGACTTTTGTCATCCCATTAACCTTTTTATTGTTGTAGTTTTAATTTTACCTTTCCCTTCCTTGCATCGACCACGGCATCTTATACAAACTGGGCTTTTAGGGTCATATACATTCTCTATTGCGAAACTGCTAGATATAAACGGTTGTATAACTTTACCCTCTTTCTTCAATCTATAAAGTTTCTTCCAATCCAAAAGCTTGTTACCAAACACATCTCTTTTCATGCGTAGTTTGCTTATCCCATAAGTAATGCAAGCTGACTTGCTGACACCCTTTAGCATAGGGTCAATCTCACGCAAATAAATATCTTCTTTAGGGTCAATAAGGTAATGAGCGGGGCATTGTATCTTACTTTGGTAATACGTTGCCCCAAATGCTTTCCCGCTTTTATCTACTATGAAAGTTTCATTGCTCATTATTTACCAACTTTGTCCATAGGTAACACGTCTGTAATCGTGCTTGCTTCAACGCCAGCCATTTTAGCAATAGCTTCGGCTAATCTTTCAATACTACCTGATTTTCTTGACTTATCCTTAACTAATCTCTTTACCGCTTCTTTTCTTGTCAATTCTTTATACTCTGCTGTATTCTTGTAAGCGTCTATTTGTGCTATGGTCGGTTGGCTTGCTGACAACTTCCGGCCTAACTTCCAAAACAATTTGAATATCTTTTCAGCGTTGTGCGGGTGCATTGGCCCAATTCTTTTCCCGTATGGTGTCCATAAAGAAATGTTTTTATGGTCGTTAATCTCTACAACCTTTATTTTGTTAGTATCGACCCTACCTTTCTTAGATATTTGGTCTAACTCGTTCATGTACCGGCCAAGCATATCATTAGGCATATCTGTTGCTTGTTCTGCTAACTTGTCAATTAGTATCTGATTCTCTTTCGCTAATTCAGCCTTAGTTTTATTTTTCTGGTCAACCATTGTTTTCTCCTTTTTTGTTCCCTTTAAAAATCGAGGGAAGGGTTAGTTCCCCTCCCCCGAAGGTCAGTCCTCTAACGAGTTTAGGATGCAGTGAACTGCATTTCATTACCATGTAAATTTCTTAAAACAGATTCGCCCCACATTTCAGTACCAACTATTCTTGTTGCTACTTCTGCCGCATCGCCTTCAATGTCAATACGGAAAGGTCGTTTCTGGACATACTCGATTCCAGCCCTTGAAAATGCCGCGCCTGAACCATTGTTAGTCGTCAAAACGATGTTAGCATCAGAGAATAAACTGAACCCTAAAGCCAAACCAGCAAAACCCATGCGAGCAAAATCTTCACCTACTGTTCCTGGACCAGCAGTTTGTATAGCATCAGACGAATTATCAAACAAGCTGATAAGCCCTGAAGAACTCCAAATCTGTTGAGGGTGCAATACCAAATTGTAAGGTAAAGGTGCGAAATAAGTCCGTAACGAAGCGTAAGCGTCGTATAAATCCGCTGGCGCTAATGACGCTATCGCTGTGCCTTGGTTAGTTGTGAAAGAAGTAAACAACGTAACTAAATCTAAATCGCGTCTTACTCTTATGCTTTGTCCAATCAAAGAACCGGCAACCGCGGCCATATCATCAATAGTCGCTAACTGCGCAATCTCTTTTAACTGAACGTAAGAACCATGCACCCCAACAGTTGCTTCTGCCGGAGAAGTTTCGTCGCTAGTTGTTGAATCCAAAGCTTGTGACGATAAACTATCATCAGCTTCTGATGTTAACTTCTGAACAAAAGGGGTTTGGTGAACAACGCCGGGTTGGCCAGCGAAGTTTACATTTGTTACCAACGGCCGTATAATATCGCCTTCTGATAACTCTAGAAGCGCCGCGGCTACAATAGTCGGAACGGCTTCTGTCAGTGTGGTTGTGGTTGTGTCTGCCATCTTAAAATCTCCTTTTTAATAGATAAGCTATACGGCTTTTTTTGCCGCAATAAATGCGCTCATCTTGTTTCGTGCTTCTGTAATTCCCTTATTATCTCCAGATGCCATAGCTTGTTGTAGTTCAATATTCAACGACATAAGGTCAGTCGGTGCAGAACTTCCGCCAGTATTACCGGGTGGCGTTCCCCCTCCACCCTTGTTATTAGCTTTAACTAAATGCGGGCGTGATTCAAGGAAAGTTTTAACTCCATCCTTTACAGAGTATTTGATTTCTAAACCGTTGCCGTCAACACCTTTAATCTTGATAGCACCGTCTGTATCTAGAAATGCTTGGTTAGTCATTAATGCTACCGATTCATCGATGTAAGCGCTGGCAGTAGCTAATTCGCTGACTAAAGCATGATTAATTTTCATGTTTGATAATGACCCGTCTTTCTTAGAGATAACGCCTTGTAATTCTACTATTTGTTTTTCCATATTGGCTTTGGCTTCGTCATATTTCTTACCAGCTTCTAAATCCTTTTGTTGCTGGCCTTCCATAGCTTTCTCATGCTCTGTTTTAAATTTAACTAGCTCTTCATAATTTGCGTATTTGCTACTTTCTCTAGCTAACCGTTCTTGCACATGATGGTTCAAAGCTTCTTGCGTGAATAACCCTTTCTTAATCTCGTCTACTTCTACTTGAGTATAAGTTTTGTCCGGCATAAAACCCTCCTATTTACCGCCAGAGTTGGCGTTTTTCTTGAATAAATTAGGCAACTTGTCTACCAACTTATCGCCTTCACCTTTTCCCTCGTTGTTATCTATATCGTCAAGCATAACATTTAAATCGTTCTCTGCCATGCGTGGAAACTTCTTTTTAACTATCGCTTTTTTAACTTCTTTGTCAAACTCTTTTCCAAGACCAGCTTTCATTGTTTTCTCTAACTCGTCTAAATCATCAGTAAGGCTAGCAACTGAAAACTCTTTAGGGTAATCGATATGCCCGTCAAAAGATTTGCTTATTTCCCACAATGAGAAGAATTCCCATAACTTCATTTCGCCATCTTCAAAGTTAGATGCTTTTCTAGCCAATGAACTGTTAGTCTGGTTAAAATCCCATGCTTTGCTTACACCACTTTGCGCCACTGCTGATTCACCGTCAAACTTTGCGCTTCCGGCTTCAATCTTAGCTAACTGAAACATCTTAACAACTTGCCTATCTATATGCTTAAAATAAGCTTCTGCGTTAGACGCTGGCGGAGATATGTACCCCGGTCGGTCTGTATCTCTAGGGTAAATCAATCCTTTTCTAGTCCCTATTTCTATTTCGCTATACTCGCTTGATTCCCCTTGTACCGTTAGAAAAGCAAAAGTCTGGTCGCGTAATATCTGCTTTAACTCCGAACAAGAATTGAATACATCTCTAGTTATAAACGCTATATCAGATAATGCGCTGATACCTAAAAAGTTGACTTCCTTTTTACTTCTCTTATCCACTACACAAACTATCGGAACGTAGCCTACCCGGTTCAATCCGCTAGAAATTAATTCGTACTTAGAATTATATAGATACCAACTATCTCTAGTGATTAGCCGGTATGTTATCGCTTTCCCTAAATCTTTATCGTATTGCATAGGGTCAATGTTCGCATCTTCCATTTCTCTAACTAATACCCAGTAAGGTCGGCCGAACGGGTCTAATGCCCAATTAACCATGTTCTGAGGATGTATAAACGCAAAGTAAGCGAACACGTCTTTATCTATTTGGTCTTGCACTGTTACTATATCATCTGAAGATTGAGGCGAATCAACTACTATAAACACATGCCCGTATAACTGGGATAAGTCCGCCATCTCTTTCCTGAACTCTGTTAGCGAAGAACCCTTTCTATCTATATTGTTTTTTCTTTTTTCAACGATTTTTTCTATATTATTAAAATCAGCCACGATGTTTTGTTTAAACAAATGGTCGGTAAACGTGTCTAGTATAGGAGCGGAAAAGTTATAGTAATAACTCATTTTAACCCGGTCTTTGAAATCTCTGTCCAACTCTTTCGGATGCTTGAAAAGATGCGAGTTTGTTGTTTGGCTCAAAACTGTACCATTAGCGTATATACGATATAAGTCGCTAACTCCATTATCTGTGCTAGCGCCTGATACAGTCGCGCCGGTATAATCAAGACCACCTTCATAACTGTCTAACAAGAAATTCCAATACCCGCTATACTTCCGGTTGACCGGATGTGGGTTTTCAACCATAATTTTAATGCTCATATCTTTAACCCTTCATATTTTGCTTTGTTTAAGCCGAATTCTTTCTCTACCATATACCCAAATGCGTCTGACATGTGAGTTAAATCCAAATCTTTACCACCATCTATTGCTGTTGTGCCTTCCTTGTATGAAACTTGCTCGAAATCCCTAATCAGCTTCTTACATTTTGGATTAACCAGCACCCGCCTTTCACCCCGACTATTACATATCAAACCGTTTACAGCGTTGACCCTATCCCTTTGCGCTGGGTTTCTTGTCGGTATATGTGGCGTGATTCTATATTTAGCCAACTCTGACTTTACTATCTTCCAGTTGGTTACGTTACTTGACGAATGCCTTGCCGCACCAGTTGCATCCCCGTATAAATCTAAACCAGTGTAATGGTTCGGATACCTTCGTTTGAATTCTTCACAAGCTTCGATAGTGTTTGAATTTGTTAAACTAATCTCGTCTACAACATAAGCTTCAGTTAACCCTGTCTGCAAATTCTCACCTATTTGAGTTATTGCCCAACATAAAGGGTTAACATTGAAATCGCAACATAGTCCTAATGGTTTACTTGGGTCGTACTTAGCCAACTTAAACGCTAAGTCGCCAGCATTGTCTTTACGGTTGAACGCGTAATAGACTTGGCCTTGGAATACTACAAACCGGCCTAACAATTCTTGTTGCATGAACTTGTCATCGTACTTTCTAGCTAAATCATCAATCGCCGCTGGTGGAATATGCTTATTCTCATACGTTGAGAATTGAAGCAACCCATAATCTTTATCTCTCTGTTCAACAAACACGTCATGAATCCAATCAAAACTATTAGGTGATGTTGTCAAAATGCCTTTTCCACCGGTTGATAAGACTCTTCCTAGCAATACGTCCCAAATGCCAGCCTTACATTCTCGGCCTTCGTCTAACCAAAACCCGCATAAAGTAGCGTTTCTTATTCTATCAGGCTTATCAGCGGAGAAACCATGCACTTCCCTACCGTTTTTAAAGGTTATTATCTTATCACTTGTGTTTTCGCTCTTGATTAACGGCCTAACTGCTATTTTAAACTCGCGCCAAGTTGTCCGTTTTAACATTTGGTAGGTTGGGGCAATGATTCCGTATACTCCGTTTTCCCTTGAATTCCAAGCTTGAGCGCCGGCTTCCCTTGCCCCAGAATATGTTTTGCCACCACGGATACCACATACCATAGCAACGTATCGATATAAATTCTGTACCGCGTAATGGAACGCGTATTGACCGTCATGTGGTTTGTAGCTCTTTAGCTTTATCATGATAAAAACTTTGCAACTCGGTTAGGCACTTTAGAACCGTTGCCCCCGGCTTTTCCGTTTGAAGGAATTATTTCTATCATCTCGTCCTCGTATTTTTTATCGCCAACTTCTTCTGGCCTTACTCTCCAATCTTCTTTTCTTCTGTTATTTAACCAATAAATGCAAGCCATTGTATCTGGTGCAGTTGACTTAATTATTGTTTTCTTTTTAATCGCCGGCATCTCTTTTATAACTTCGCCGACTTCGGTCATTATTGTTATCTGTTCAAACTGGGTTTCGGTATGCTCAAAACCCAAAGCCCGTTTATATAAACTCGCGACCACTCTCGCGTCAGCTTTATCTTTCCCTCTTTTTAAGGCTATCTCAAAATTAGGATATTTGTTTTTATAAGTCGTTATAGCGCTTTGACTTACGCTCAACACGTTTCCTATCTCCACTTCGGTTAAACCATAACCCGCTAACTGCTCTACTTTCTTTAAAGATATTTTTTTATATTTTGAGTTACCGTGCATTTTTTATACTTTCTCTTATTATTTTCTCTCTAGGGAATTCTATTTTTAAAACGAATGGCACTAACGCATTTTGGTAAACACAATTAAAGCATAGCCTGTTGTGGATTCCTTTACTATTGAATATATTGCCGCATTTTAAGCATATTCTTTTCATAAGCAAGCCCTCACTTTATTATAACTCTAAATTAGAAATAAGTAAAGCGAAAAAAACAAAATAATCCTTTACTTTTCTTGAAAATGCCCCATAATATAATTATGGCAGTTACACTCAACTCTAAACTCATAGCTAATAACCCGTACCGAGCGGGGAAAGGTCAATATCCCAACCTTCTTGGGTGTTGTTTACTGCCATGACTTTCTTCGCTCGGTATTTTTAATTTGGAGATTATATGCCAGTTAATCCTCAACTCGAAAACGGATTTGTCAGAGTAGCCACCGAAATATGGGAAGCTTGGGCATCAACACGTATACCGGGCGAGGCGGAGCAAATACTAAAAACCATTGTTCGTAAAACTTACGGCTGGAATAAAAAATCTGATATAATAACCCTATCCCAATTTTACACAACTACCAAAATACCTAAACATAGGATAATCAGGGGGTTACAAAAACTAACCCAAATGAATATTATTACCCAAAAAGGTAACGGAAAAGAAAAAAGGTATAGCATTAATAAAGACTATCCATCTTGGAAATCATTACCCAAAAAGGTAACAACCAAATCATTACCCAAAAAGGTAACAATCATTACCCAAAAAGGTAATTACTTATTACCCAAAAAGGTAACGCCTATTAATACAATAGACACTAATACAATAAACAAAATAAACAAAGCATTTACTCACCTTGACACCCCAGCATTTAAAGAAATATGGGAAGCTTGGTTAGAGGTTAGAAAGAAGATTAAAGCGCCTAACACTACAAGAGCATTAGAGCTATCATTAAAGAAATTGCATAGGTATCCAATAAAGACTTCTATCCTAATGCTAGAACAATCAGTCGAACGCGGCTGGCGAGGGGTATTCCCTATTAAGGATATTAAAAATAGCCCGGCTTATGTAAGAGAGCCTGAAGCAAAAATTCCGGTTAGAGAAGAAGTCAGTCTTGAAAGTCTACAAACAATAAGCGATTTAGTTAAAGGCGTTGTTAAAAAATGTAAGGATGTGTAATATGGATGAACAAGGTAAATTTATTAAAATTTTAGAAGAAGCCCAATGCGCAAGGCTTCGTAACCTACTGCAACGCTAGGGAAAGAAAATTAAAATAATCCTTTACTTTTCCCAAAAAGAGCGCTACAATATATTTAACGTGGTGAAAAGTGGAAAATACAAAAACAAAAACAATAATCGGAAGGGAGCGAAAACAGGGCAAAGAACCCAATCTTAGCCACCACGTCTGTTTAGCTCCCGACCTTAGCGTGGAGGGTTTTAAAAATGATAAAACTAAAAGTCAAGTATAGGCTAACCTTGACTATGTTTTTGACTGGTTGTTTCTGGATACCGTTAACTATTTTGTTCTGTTATATGCACCCAGTAAAAACTGCTATTTATGCTGGTAAAATAGGTGTAGTCAAGTATAGGGTAGATAAAAGGGTTAAATCGGCTCTAAGACCCATTACAAGACCATTTAAGGCTATTGGTGATAAGTATGGAGTGACCGATTCTAGGAATATACAGTATGAAATAGTAACACCGTGGAAAAGAAGTCCGATACCGCAACCGAGTATGTTCACAAAGGTTTCTAGGAGAACGTGGAAAATAATAACTTTCTGGGTTAAAAGGGGGTAAAATGTCTAAAGAATTAGTAGAAAAAGTTGCAAAAATTCAGAGTAAATTGAAAGCGCCTAAAGGGCAATTTAACAAGTTTGGCGGATACGCTTACCGGTCATGTGAAGATATACTTGAAGGCGTAAAACATTTGTTAGCTGAAGAAAATCTAATTTTAACTATCACCGATGAAATGTTGATTATAGGGGCAAGGTATTACATCAAAGCAACTGCGCAAATATCAGACGGTAACGTGCATATTGAATGTTCAGCGTTTGCTAGAGAAACGGAAGATAGGAAAGGGATGGACGCAAGCCAAATTACAGGAGCGACTTCATCGTACGCTAGAAAGTACGCGCTGAATGGGTTGTTCTTGATTGACGATACCAAGGACGCTGATGTTGATCAAGGCAGTAAACAGCAAGAAAAAATAGCTACACCTAAGGCCACGCCAGTTGTTGAACCTATGCCTGATGTTAATAAAAAAGAAATAAGTAAAGAAATAAGTGAAGAAAACAAAAAAATGATAACAGCATTTAAAAAAATGGAAACTGCATTAGGTAAAGATGATTTTGATTTCGTTCTTAAAAAACATGGCATTGAAAGAATAGGCCAAATTAAAACTAAAGAGCAAGCCATCAAAATATTAAAAGTGATGGATAACTTGATTTTGACCGAGGGAAAATCATGATTGTATTTAATGAAGCAAACCATACTTACAAAATAGACAGCGTAAACTGTGTTTCGGTTACATCCTTAATGAGCGAATATGGTATAGGAAATTTCAGCATGATACCGCACCAGATATTAGAGCCGGCTATCCACTTGGGAAATTGTGTTCACAAAATGGCCGAGTACCATCTCAAAGGTGAACTTTCAGAAGAAACCCTCGACCCAGCGTTAGAGCCGTATCTGGAAAGCATAAAGCAGTTACAAAAAGACCACAAAATAGAAGTCTTAGCAATAGAAGAAAAGGTAGGGGCTAAAGAACTTAGCATAGCCGGCACGCTTGATTTGAGATGTATGTTCGATGGAGTACACACGATAATAGATTGGAAAACCCCTAAAAGATTTAGCAGTAATTGGTTGGTTCAAGGTAATGGGTATAAATACCTTAAAAATTTATGGCTAGACGAAAATGAACAAGTAAAACAATTCATACCAATAAGATTAAGCCCTAGTGGGTATAGTTTACCCCCAGATAATCTTTCTAATGGTAATGAGTTAAACGTGTTCATGGCGTTGTTAACTCTAAAAAATTACAAGGAGAAAAAATCGTGAATAAACAAATCGAAACTATCAAAGAAGAGTCAGCGCTGATTACATCGTTGGCTAAAAAACTAATCATAGTTGATAACGATGATAACAAAGCCGGTTCAGATATTCGGGTAATGTGTAAAAAAGCTGTTAAGGAAATCAAAGAAATATTTGACCCGATTGTAACCAAAGCGCACGCGGCGCATAAAGAAGCAACAACCCAACGCAAGAAACTTATCGAACCGTGGGAAAGCGCTGACAAGGTTATAAGAGAAAAAATCTCGGATTGGATGGCGGCAGAAAGAAAGAAAGCCCAGTTAGCACAAGAAAAGCTAACAAAGGCCTCAGCCGAACAAGGGATAGACTTCGTGCCAACAGTAGCATGCCAAATAAATAAAGTTGATGGTCAGGTCATAGTTGAAAGATGGAATGCAGTTGTTGTAGACAAATCTAAAATACCCCTAGAATATTTAGAACCTGACATGCCAAAACTTAACGCTTGCGCCAGAGCCAAAAAAGGTGATTCTAATATTCCCGGCGTTACATTTAAATGCACTACTGACACAACTGTAAGAACATAGGAGAAAAAAAAATATGAACATAATAACTATCATAGGAAGATTAACAAAAGATATAGAATTAAGATATACGCCGTCTGGCACTGCCGTAACAACAATGAGTATTGCAGTTAATGAAGGCTACGGAGAAAAACAAAAAACTTACTTCTTTAATGCAGTCGTCTGGGATAAACAAGCTGAAAACTGCGAAAAGTTTTTAAGTAAAGGCGCTAAGATAGCTATTATCGGCGCTTTGATACAGCGTTCATGGGAAGATAAAGAATCAGGCAAGAAGCGTAGCGCCGTTGAAATAAGAGCGAATTATGTTGAGTTCTTAGAAACTAAAAAAGACCAAACTGTCGATGATGATATTTTAGATTTGACCAAAGAATAAAAGGAGTACCATGAAAACACTAATGCAAACAACTTCTTTAGATGCTTACTCACAAATAGACGAGAAAGGGTTAGGCCGACAACAACAAGAAGTGTTAGATGTAATACTGAAATTTGGGGATATATGCAACAATGAAACAGCTAAATATTTAGGAATACCGATTAATTGTATCACCGGTCGAGTAAATGAATTAACCAAACTAGGAATCATTGAAGATAAGGGTAAAAGAAAATCGCGTGTTACTGGGATTAATAGCATAGCTTGGGGTATAAAAGATGAATCCTAAATTCTCAGGTATTATCACTGAAGGGAAGTTTATCCCGGACGATGTAAGATACTTTATGCACCTTAGGCTGATGGAAGGCCAACGTGTAGAAACTGTTACTTCACAATATAGAATAAAAAAAGCGAGAAGCACAAACCAAAATAGATACTACCGCGGCGTGGTTTTACCATTAATATCCGATGTTACCGGATACACATCAGACGAAATGCACGGAATATTAGGCCAAATGTTTTTAGCTGATGGCGTGTTGCTTTTAAATAAAGTATTTAAGGTAGCAAAATCAACGACTAAATTAAGCACGGTAGAGATGGAAGAATTTTTAACCAAGTGTAGGCAATGGGCAAGTTTAGAATTAAGCTGTTATATACCATTGCCAAATGAAGTGAGTTATTAAGGAGATTGAAATGGCATACGATTTAGAACAAGAAAATTTAAGTTACTGGTTCTTCGTTACTGGTGAGCTACTTAATAAAGAAGATGCTAAACTTCGAGCGAGGACTAAATACATGACACCTAAAGAAGAATTACAGAAGATTAACAGGGATTGTGAGTTGATTAAACAAATGGCTGATGAAGTAAGGAGAGGAGTATGAAACCAAACAAATTCCAATTAATTTTCGCTTTTCTATGCTTACTAGTTTGTATTCTAGGCACTGCCATAGCTTGCTTTGCCGAAGTAAACGACAGTAAGGCAGTAAGAGCAATAATAGGCGAAGCTAGTTCCGAAGGTTACGATGGGATGTTAGCCGTAGCTTGTGCTATACGAAACAGGGGAACGCTACAAGGTGTTTATGGAGTTAACGCTAAACACGTGGACAATGAACCTAAGTGGGTTTGGGATATAGCTGAAAGAGCGTGGCATAACTCATTGACTAATGATGTCACTAAAGGAGCTACACATTGGGAGTCAACAGACTTCAAAGTTCCTTACTGGGCAAAAGATATGGTGGTTACATATACATATAAGAAGCATGTCTTTTATAAGGAACTCAAGGAGGATTAAATGAAAAAGTTAGATTACAAAACTGTAAACAAAGTCGCAAAAGATTTAGGGTTCAAAGTTAGTTACGCCGGCGCGCTTGAGGATTACACTGAAATAATCGTATCTCATTACAACGTAGAATGTGTGATATACCCGGAGTTACAAATAAAAAGATTTAAGTTAAAATGGAATCGTAATTATCCAAGCGGAAAAAGAGAGATATTAAGATTTAATAGCAACGTATCGATGGCATTACTTAAAGCCGAAAAATTAGCAGAATGGTTGTTGAAAGAGGGTTATAAAAAATGAACAAAACAAATAATAAGATTAAAAAACTGAAAAAGGAATTGGACACTTTAATCCAACACAAGTATGTACCGTTAAACCCAACGTGTTTAGTATGCGGTCAGCCAACTTCAGAAATGCACCATTATATACAAAAAACTCAGTCTACTTATTTACGTTGGGATAAAAGAAATTTAATACCCCTGTGCAAAAAGTGTCATTGCCTACACCACATCGGCGGCGACCCAAGGATACATCAGGAGATAATAAGAAATAAAGGGCATGAATGGGCAGACGAGCTAGAAAGGGATAGAAGGATAATATCCAAATCTACGTTATCAAACTTACAAGAAGTTAAGGAGGATAAACAAGGAGGAGCATGATAGTAATTAAAAAATCTCAAAGCGCAGATACAAGAACTTGTGATTGGTCTAAGGTTTCTTGCAAAGACCTCTTGGAAGCTTCAAAAATGCACATTAAAGATGTGGGAAAAGGATTATCGCTATTTAGTTGTATGCTTCAAGAGGCGGCTATCTTACATGATAGAACTAAAATAAGTGGCATAGAGATATTTCACAAAGATTTTAAAACTGGGTTTAAGACTACTGAATGGTGGAAGATGCACCAGAAAGAAGAGAGACACCATTTTAAGACTGAGGAATATATACAAGAAGATGTTAATCTCATAGACATAATAGAAATGCTAACAGATGGGGTTATGGCTGGGCTTGCCAGAAGTGGAGAATATAGACAAGAAGAAATGCCGGCTGATCTTTTAAAAAAAGCGTTTGATAATACAATCAAATTGCTTTTAAATAATGTAACAGTTGAAAATAAGGAGTAGCATGGGGTATAGTATTAATAAATTAGTGAGGCGTGAGCTTTCCAATAGAGCAATCTTTAACAATAGGTTTGTTGTTGAGATAGCCGAGAAAGTTCATGTTCACTATAGAAATCTAAGAATAAATTTTAACCTACCCGATTTTTTGGAGTTTTGTAGAGGTTGTGTAAAAACTTTAGAGAGGTGGGAAGCTTTAGGGCAACCAGAGCCTAAACCAGGGCAACACATTGAACTGTGTCGAAGAAAGGTAGCTACAGATGCAGTTAATGACGGCTTCCAAGTCAATCTCAATAAAAATCTCTACAATGCGAATAAGGGTAAGATATACTCTGAGGGGGCAGAGTTTAAAGATGATACATACATTCATTTGAAGATTAGGGATTTGAGAATTGAATTATCCACAGAAGAATTTATGGAGGTTTAGATGAAAGAAGGTTATATACTAAAAACAGTAAATAAAGATATGACTTCATGGGGAGATTTCAAGT